ATGCAAGAGGGGGTGGGTTTTTTCGAGACCCCCCTCCCCATGTACAGATAATAATTCATATGTATCTATACATGGATTAGAGATTTAATTTCTTTTTATTACAACATTATCGAAATACATTTGACTATCGTTTAACTTTAACATAAATATTTCTAAAATCATATTGAATTATTTCATCAATTGCTCGTTCAATTTCTTCATCGTTTTCAGTATCTGTAAATTGTTCAGAAGTTTTTGCAATTCTTGCTAAATAAGCACAAGAATTGTAACCTGATTCGACATCAAACATATACCAAGAACTAAAGTTATCGAATGGGTCATGAGGATTATCGACTGTAGTTAACATAACTTTCATATTAATTCTCTCCTTTCATATACTTAATTACAGTAGACACAGAAACACCTAATTTATTAGCTATTTGTTCATTAGTATAGCCTGATGCTTGTAGTGTTGCTATATGATTAATCTTAGCAGTACTCAAAGAATGAGTTGATCTAGGCATAGCTTTCTGTTTCACCACATCCATATTACAATTATTTAGTATCTGTTGGAGCTTATTTGGACTAATAGCACCCGCTTGTATAGCTTCCCATTCTAGGTCTGAGATTTCGATTAACTCTCTCTTAGCACCCACTTGTCTACGGGCTTTATCTAAAGCTTGCTGTCCTGCCTTTTTAATTTCTTTTTTAGTCATATCTGGATTTGCTGCTTTCTTAGCTTGTACTGCGGCATTGGCTATGGTCTGAGCCTGGCGTTCCTTAGGGGCGTTCTTTAGGGCCACGTTAAGGGCGGCGTTTAAACGGTCTACTTGGGGGGCGTATTTTTCTTTAGCTTCTGGGGAGTATGGGATGTCTTTCATATTAACCATCTCTTTACGTGCTTGATTAGCTAGGGCTTTCATTTTATTTGCATACTCCGCATATGCTATCTCTCTTGGTTCTTCGAATTTACTAACTAATGTCATAGCATCATCAGTCTCAGCCATTTTAGTACTTTTTTGTGTTTTAGTTATAGTTTTATAAGTAACTTCTCCTGTTTTAGGATCAACTACTTTTTTCTCATAAGTCACATCATCTGCTACTTTCCATGTTTGTTTACCTGTTTCTGGGTCAATGATTGGAGAGCCTTGTCTTTTTAATACAGATGTTTGTCCTTTTGCTCTAGATACAATGGTACCAGTACCTTCTCTATATTTACCATCTTCATCAATGTGTCCTTGGTATTTTCGTTTTAATTCGGCAATATTATTATCTACTTCACTTTGTTTATAGTTTAATTTGTGTTTTTCAGCATCGATTACAACCATTGAATGTTTTACTGCTCTTGCTAATTCATGATCGTTGGCTCCCATTAATGTCATATCAGTGATTAAGTTAGAGATTTTACCCATTTCATTTTGTGTATTTTTCATGTATTTCATTCCTGGAATCTCAGGATACTCCATTTTAGGATCAAATCCTTCTAGTTCTTTTAGTGGTGGTTTGGAAGAAATATTAACACCTTTTCCTGTGGGGATTACCATCGCTGTATCACCATCGAAGTCTGCTCCTGATAATCGTTCGGCCACTCTACTATTAATACATACAGCATCCATTGGATTTTTACCAATCATATTAGCTGAGTCAGCATGTTTGTTATTAACAGTAAGGATAGGAATTTCAAATAAACCACCATGAGGATAGCGAACAAGAGCAACTTTAGAACCATCTTCATAGTTTGGGGCATAGATTTCATTATCTTTTAATGATGGTACGGGTAGAATTACTTGATACTTTTGACCAGGTAAAGCAGCAGCATGTAAATGTTCGGCTGTAGAATCACAATCATCAGCAAATGATTTTAATAATGATTTCTTAACTGTTGGATTAGTTAATGACATAATTTCATCATATTCAGCTTGTTTATCAGCACTAGCTATTCCTAGTTGTTGTTTTACTAACTTAAGATTTTGTTTAGATAAGAATTGAGATGGTAATTTGTCAGCCCATTCATTCCAATCTCCTTCTTCTCTTGTTTTATTGATAGGTGATAGCTTTCTTTCACCATTTTCGTCAGTATAATAACTTTGTCCACCAGCTTTAACCAAGGCTCCGAATGGATTATCAGGATCATCTTTTATTGGTTTTAATACTTCCATTTTAGCTTTGTTTTTACCTTTATTAGTGTTAAACATAATATCAACACCATCGGGTAAGTCGTCGGAATATACAGCCATACCCTTAATATAATGTGTTCCATCGACCATAATACGAACTTGAGCATAATGAGAGCCACCTAAATCTAAATCTTTACATCCTCTACGAATTTCAACAAGTCCATCTTTCTCAATACCACCATCTTCAGCATATCTTATTGCTAATCTGTTAGAATCAAAAGAAGATGGGTATTTAAATGTTTCAAAAGTCTCACCATCATCATGAGAATGGTATTCCATAATAGAATGAACATTGTTATAATCGTACATATCTTTCCATTCTTTATCGGGAGCAGCTAATACTTTTAAATTTGTTTGTTTACCAGGGTTGTTTACTTGAGCAACACCTCCACCATATTGATGATATCCTTCTAATTCTAGCATCATAACGGCTTGATTTAGTTTCTCTCTAGAGATACCCAATTCTCTCTCAACACCAGCACCAATGTCAATCATACCTTTTTCATCTACTTGTTTTCTTAAGAAGTCAGCTGTTTGTTGTGCCTGTTTCATTCTACTTTCAGATTCGGCGTCCAATAAACTACGAACAGAAGAGTCATTTTTATACCCCATTTGTTTGGCGATTTCGTTTAAAGAATATCCTTGATCTCTCAAATCTTTAGCGATATCAACCTCAACAGCTCTATGGCCATCTTTAATCATTGTTTTTTGTAAGCGAACTTTAGTTGTAGTAGTACCTAAAGCATCGGCAATTTCTTTTTCTGTTTTACCGCGTTTAGTCATATCATGTACAACAGCAAATGATTTCTCAGTTTCAAATTGTTGTTTTGTTAACCCCATAGATTTAGCAATATCTTCATCACTAACACCATTATCAACCATATACTGCACGCGTGAAAGGAAATCCGTACAGTGTTGATAAGGGTCTTTACCACTACCCCAAGGGTAACGCCCAGAACGTCTAGGCATTCCATAATGTATTAATTCATCTAAAGACGGTTTATCATCATAAGCCATACTTTATTCCCCCTCCATTTTTAATTTTTCAATAATTTTATCAAACGTCATAATCTTATCCATAATAGGTAAAATATCATCCGCTGTTGGATGATGAACAACAATCTCATTGTTTTGATAGATTCTTAATTCCATATCTATTTCACCTGGTTTCTTATTATACTCCAGACAAAATAGAGCAGCATATATTTCTAATTGCTCCATGTGTGCTTTTGTTACACCAGTTTTTAAGTCATGGATACGCAATAAATTATTTCTAAATATAATAGCATCAGCAGTACCAAAACAGTTATCTGAATAATATAAAACTTGTTCTGGTTGCATCTTAAATCCGATGGCATCATTTACATACATGTTTAACGTTTTTTGCGATTTTGGTAGTTTTTGTCCTAAAGTAATACATTGTGCAGCGAAGTCATGTAAAATTGTCCCTTTTAAAGTGGCTTGATGTTTCAAATATGATTCTGCAATTTTATCATTATCATAATTAACCCAATGATACTTACTTGCACCTAGAAATGCATGTTTACCTTCAAGCGAGTAATGTTTGTTGAAGTTCATATAAAATCTCCTCCTTATTTTCGGGATATATGAAACTTGCGAAAGACATTTCATTCATGAGGTCCACATAGTATTCTTGATTCGGTCTATGCGATGCGTGTTCTGATTTTTTAACTTCGAGAGCAGCCCATCTATCATTGTATAAAATTATTAGATCGGGAACGCCTTGAATATAATTAGGGTCATTCTTCAGAATGATACACCCTTTAAACATAACTCTTAATTCCTTAATGAGTTTGGCTTGGAAATCTCTTTCGAGCCGTGACATATTATCCCTCCTTTTTTGAAAAAATTAAAAGCCGGAGTGTCAGTCCGGCTAAGTAGAATATAAATAGTCAAGGAGGTGTTATTATGTCTTCCTCCTTCTCTTCGTCAATCGACGAAAATGAAGAGAGAAAGAATGATTCTTATAACCATCGGATTCTGACGGCCTCTCTCCTCATAAAAGGGCATGTAATTTTCGCGTGGTCTAAAAAATAAAATTGTTTGTATGTCCCGCCTACACGTTTCTAGAAATATAAATTTCCTCCCTGGTCAGTTCCAGGACCACACCACCTTTTAATATGTATATCGCGATATCGATTCTCCGTCCCCACGTTTCATGGTAGTTAACCATCATACGGGTCCCAGGTCAATACTGGCAAATATCCATATACTCTAAGTCGATTCTCCGTCCCCACGTTTCATGGTAGTTAACCATCATACGGGTCCCAGGTCAATACTGGCAAACTTAGCTTTCTCATAATAGAACATGTAAAATATGCGTAAAAAAAGAAAAGCCCATGTAGGGCTAATCTTCAATGTAATAAATTTCTTCCAACTTATGGAATGCATTTAGTCTTCTAATAAATACTAACGATTCATCCATTGCTTTGATGTATTTTTCATCATTTTCATTTCCTTTTAATCTATCGAGAATATCCATTCTATTATTAAATTTTCTTGTAGTAGTGGCAATAGCTTCCTGTAACATACCTTCACTCATGGCTTCGTGTATAACTTCAACTTTAGAGTTTAACAGGTTTAATTTTGAGGATGCTACTTCTGCTAATTCATTATAACTTTCTTTTAACACTTTAGCATCAATTTTCTCCTTAATTAATAAACCGGTAATTACCAAAGTTGTAGTGCACGCTACACCAGTAATGATTTTACCTTTATTTTCTTTAACCACTTCTTTAAAAGATTTTTTGTTTTCTTTCATAATAAACACTCTCCTTAGATTTTATAGTCTTTCATAATACACCATGTAATTTTCACGTGGCCCAAAAACCCACTTTAGTTTGCCATACTATATATATTATATATTTTTTATATCACATTTAATAAGAGAAAAAAGTGGGAAAGTGGGCCACGATGCCCACAAACGTTGGTATTACCACGTTTTCGCTGGCCCGGTTTTGAAAATAAAAGTGGGCCACAGGCCAAAAAAAGTGGGCCAAAATATTTTTACGTACGTACGAATTCTAGCATGACCCAAATAAAAGTGGGCCAAACCCATTTTCAAATATCAATAAGTGGGCCAAAAAGAAAAGGGATTGTTAGTCCCTTGGCGCTTTAATTTTGAAACGTTTCTGAGCTTCTAAAACTTTCATTAATTGAGCGCTAAAGATTTCAATCTCTTCTCTTCTCATCATTTCATCTGCTTGAGACATAACCCCATCAGCAAGGCCGTTTGCTAATTTTGTTTCAGCATATCGAATTTTTCTTGTTAAAGTGTCTTTAAGAGATGCCAATACGGTACCATCCATTACGTCTTTTAGTAAATCCACATCCGCTTGTAGGTTTTTTAATTTTATCACCTTGATAAACTATCACACCTACAACACCGGCTACAGTTACCGAAGTCGCAACGATTTTACCTTTGTTCTCTTTCACTTTTTGTTTGAAATTTTCGATTTTACCCATAATTAACACTCTCCTTTAATTTAAGTATATCTCATAAGAGAGTATGTGTTCCTCGCTACACCTTTCTCACAAATATAAATTTGCTTCTACGGTCAGTTCCGTACCCACGTCGCTTTTATGCGGATTGACAATTCATTCCTAAATACTCTCTTTCATAACACACCATGTATTTCTCGCGCAAAAATAAAAGCCTTTGTAGGCCCTTATTTCTCTTTTGAAGATAACCAAATAACCGTAGCCAATTCAATACCAAACGCAATCGCGCAAATTAATGAAACCGTACCAATACCAACCATAAATATCAATCTCCTTTATTTATGACGTACTAAATAATTCACCAACAACACAATCAACCAG